CAGACATACAGAGAGCAGATACTAGCACGCAATTAATAGGTATCACTACCAGCGGAATTGTGTTCGACAACGGCACTGCTATTAGTGGTGCTTATCAAGGTGGAAGCGGCATATCTATAAATGGATTCAATATAGATATTGGAAATGTGTTTAGCCTTGGTGCTAGCCCCACACAAAATATACATCAAGGAGACATTGTCTTTGTAAGCGGCGTTAATGGTATAGCAACATCTATGGGGTCATTCCCAGCAGAAGCTGCTGGAACAGTAACAGTTACTGACTTTGCTGAACTAAACACAGGCGACAAAGTTAATTTAATCGCTACTGATGGAACTAATTATGATTTTACAAACGGAGACCAAGACTCGGTAGCTGGTACTTGGGAGTCTGCCACAAGCAACGATCAAACTGCTACAAATTTGATGAACGTTGTTAACACAAGCAGTGGGCCTGCTGGAACCAGATTTTCTGCATCAGTAGTTGGGGCGGTTGTTACCATTACACAAAATACTGGAGGGGGAGCCGGAAACACAGCGATCACCCTCACGGACTCTGCCCCTGCCGGTCTGACTAAAACAGACTTTACTGGCGGAACAGACAGAACTCATGCCGTTTATGTCGATCCAACACAGCTCTCTGGGGTTTTGAACGACAACATGATTGCGTCCGGGGTAGCTGTATCCGGCTGGGCGAGGGATGCAATCTACAACTCAGGGGTTGCGATCTCTGGCTGGGCAGGGGACGCGATCTACAACTCAGGGGTTGCGATCTCTGGCTGGGCGGGGGACGCGATCTACAACTCAGGAGTTGCGATCTCTGGCTGGGCAGGGGACGCGATCTACAACTCAGGAGTTGCGATCTCTGGCTGGGCGAGAGACTGGACAAACTATACGTCTGGAACACTTAACGATGATATGATTGCGTCCGGGGTTGCCGTGTCCGGTTGGGCGAGAGATTATGTAAACTATACATCTGGAACGCTTAACGACGACATGATTGCGTCCGGTCTGGCTATTTCTGGCTGGGCGAGGGACTGGACAAACTATACATCTGGAACCCTTAACGATGATATGATTGCCTCCGGCTATGCAATACTTGCCGCCGCCTCCGAGACCGGGGAAGAAAACCAAAACGCATTTTCTTATATATCATCTGATGGTTACACTGTAGCCGCAGACGCCAAGACTGATACATTCATTGTAGCCTCAGGTCACGACAACTCTGTTTGGGTTTCTGGAAACGGCGTAGATACTATCACGATTAGTGGGGCTCACAACTTCTTCTTGCGTGGAGATAGCGACGCTGGCGCAGGAGGCTCTCAAGTTCTTCATAATGATGCCGTTACCATGTCTGGTGGATATGGAATTACGACCACTAGGGCTGGAGATCTCGTTACTGTTGCGTGGAGCGGCAGCGATTATGTTGATGCGGGAGATGCTGCCACTGGCGTGGCTGCCAACGCTTACACCGACACTCGTGCGGCCGCTACCGGCGTGGCCGCGAATGCTTACACTGATACACGGGTCGCTGCTACTGGAGCGACCAACGCTGCTGCCGCTGCGACGAATGCTACTAATATCGCTGCTACTGGAGCGACCAACGCTGCTGCCGCTGCGACGAACGCTACGAATATCGCTGCTACCGGCGTGGCTGCCAATGCTTACACTGATACACAGGTCGCTGCTGAAAATCTGACGATGATTGCGTCAGGCGTGGCGGTTTCTGGCTGGGTTCGACATGGCTTTACATATGACTGGCTATCAGATCCAGCCAGCCTGACCGCTATGACTGAAACCACAATGGAAGGCGATGATACGCTCATTATCTGGGACGAGGGCAATAGCTTGTGGAAGAAAGTTACCCTCACAGAGCTAGATGACGAGATTGGCGCTGGAGCAGACGTTGGCGATCCAAATGAACCCTCCTTTAAGACGATCACAGCCGACAACGACGGAGTGCCAGCTTGGGGATATACCTATGGCACAACAGACATTCTAGCCATCACAGACACGGATACATTAAATCTAGCCGGTAGTGGAGATGTTAGTGTTGTCACGAATGTAGCCAATAAAACCATCTTAATACATGATAATGGAATAGTTTCTGGAATAGCCGTCGCCGCTTCTAGTGACATTGCGCAGGTCTCAGGAACCTTAGATACACGAATCACCAACTCAGGAGTTGCGGTTTCTGGCTGGGCGGGGGATGCAATCTACAACTCAGGAGTAGCTGTGTCCGGTTGGGCAAGAGACTACACCCTAAAAGCTTCTGGCTACCTTAACAGTGACATTGCGCAGGTCTCAGGAACCTTAGATACACGAATCACCAACTCAGGAGTTGCGGTTTCTGGCTGGGCAAGAGACTACACCCTAAAAGCGTCTGGTTACCTTAATGATGCAATCTACAACTCAGGGGTTGCGATCTCTGGCTGGGCGGGGGATGCAATCTACAACTCAGGAGTAGCTGTGTCCGGTTGGGCAGGGGACGCGATCTACAACTCAGGAGTTGCGATCTCTGGCTGGGCGGGGGACGCGATCTACAACTCAGGAGTTGCGATCTCTGGCTGGGCGAGAGACTGGACAAACTATACGTCTGGAACCCTTAACGATGACATGATTTCATCTGGGCTGGCTATTTCTGGGTGGGCTCGTGACAGCATGACTTCATTTGTGGATCTCACTCAGGTGTCAGGAACCTTAGATACACGAATCTCCAACTCAGGGGTTGCCGTGTCCGGCTGGGCAAGAGACTACACCCTAAAAGCCTCTGGCCACCTTAACAGTGACATGATTGCGTCCGGGGTTGCCGTGTCTGGGTGGGCAAGAGACTACACCCTAAAAGCCTCTGGCCACCTCAACAGTGACATGATTGCGTCCGGGGTTGCCGTGTCTGGGTGGGCGAGGGACTGGACAAACTATACATCTGGGACGCTTAATGATGATATGATTGCATCTGGTACGGCTGCGTCCGGGCCCGGTGGCTATGCTACATACGGCAGTGTTCATAATTCTGGAATCGTTCTGGTTGACCTTCCCGCTGGTGATTACGGAGGCAGCACCGACGCCGGAAAGTATTTCCAGTTAAACAAGCACTGGTATCAGAAGTGGCCCGCGAAGACCCAGTGGGACTATGCCGACCCCGGCGAGATGCGGCCGGGCGTTGGGGGAATCAGTTACGATACGGATAATATGGCGCTTGGCTCTTTTGCGGACGCCTATCGTTATGGAAGCTACGACTGGGGAACTATATCAATAGGTGGATTAGCTGGAGCGTCCCCTGATGCTACCCGGAGAGCATCCGGTTCAACAAATATAAACATCGGCTACAAAGCGGGATACGATCAGTCACTACCTCCTGCGGCAGACGTTTACATGCTCGGTGGCGAGTACGAGTCTCAGTTTCTGGCTCCAAAGGATAGTATTAATATTGGCCATGAAGCGGGGTCGGAACCCAACCCATACGGACTCAACGCCCTCGTTTCAAGGAGGGGGAACATCTTCATTGGGACTAGAGCGGGAAAAGGCTGCCGGGGCCACGGCACTTTATCCATAGGGGACTTCTATGCAGTGCAAGATTGGGTCAATGGAGCCGACCCCGGAAGCACCTTCGGCTCTGTCAACGACAGGTTTAATATAGCTAACACCATTTGTGGAAAGTCGTCACCCGGTTTTAATAGAGTTGCAATCGGCTCGATCAGCCTCGCGTTTGGGAAACAGATAGCAGCTACGCTTGAGCTAAGAGGAGCCGGAACATTGGCTACCGCCTCCACCTTCCACATAGCGCAAAGCGATAGCACCACTGACGGATATCAGACTGGATCACTGATGACCACTGCGGTTCCAGCCACCACCGCAAGAAACTGGGCATTCAACGGATCATCAACCAATATGAAAAACGAGATTATTAATAGGGAAGGATTCCTCAGGATTCCTATATTTGATTCAAAAAATGACCTGAAAGCATTGCATTTCGCCTCTGATAGTCCGGGAATGGTTTGCATAGTTAAAGACGGTGGTGTTAGATATATAGTTATTTCAGATGGTGCCACTTGGAAATCTGCTTGGCTAAACAACCTCTAAACGTTCGTAATAAGAAAATAGCATTTATTTAATTAACTAAACCTTAAAAACTGGAGAGTAAAATGAGTTGGGATGTAGCAACCTCTGGTTCATATGCAGTCACCACGTACAATAATGGCGCGGCGATTGTATTCGTAACCAAGACTGGAGAAGTCCACAAGATAGATCCAGAAATCAATTCTGTGATGTCCTCTGGTGTGATGCACGCAAGGTGGAATACCAGATTCGACGACCCAAGATATTACACCGGTGATGCCACGACTTAAGGAGTGAGCAATGCCTATTAATGTTCCACAGAGTGTTTTCGATAAATACTTTGACGTGATTGATTCCACGTTTACCATTTTTGGTATTACGTGTCAGTTGGTCTACGTGGAGAAGGTGGAAGAGATTTCGTCCTCTTTCGATAACTTCCCCACTATCAACTCAATCAGCGCTCATAGACGAGGGCCGGGAGCGCCCGCCTTTTCTAGAGCAGGCAGTGTATTTAGAGAGGTAGAAACAATAGAAGACATTAAGCTTAAGGTTTATTGGGACAGCAGATCGTGGGTAAAGGTTAGTCAAGACATAGTAGCTCCAGACAACTCAATACAGACAATAGGATATATGACAGATTTGCCCAAAATACTAAGGGCAAAAGAATTAATAGTTCACAAGGACATTAAAGATTACGGCGAATTAAGATTCAAACGGACTGGGGAACACTTTCCCGTTGGCCTAAAACAAACGAGATATTTTGCGTGCTTTTGGGAGCGCGTATAATGGGCCGCATAACGCTTAAATTGGTAGATTCAATTGCCAAGATTAAAAAAGACGTAAATGCGGCTATAGCAAGTCATATAAACGAGGCGGTAGAAAAAGGGAAAGGGTCATTAGTAAGTCGGGCTAGACCGCTAGTGTCTAAATGGATTTTAGAACAACCTGAGGTTCAATCCCTTATAGACGGAAGTCCGGGTTCGCTGGCGGCCGAAGTTGGAATTCCTCACGGAAAAAACAAAGGAGTAGTTGACTACCTTGTAAGCTCAATCGTGTCGGCCACAAGCGTTAAGTTATATCCGTTTGATGCCGGGCTCACAAGGGGCAGGCTTGAATTGAACTTTCAGCCGATAGACTTTAGCAATTTGCTAGACACGGCAATGTTTGATATATTTACAAAAAAAGGAGTAAAGCTTGAGTGGCTGAGATGGCTACTTGAAGAAGGGGCAAAGCCAATAATCATTGGGTATGAGTATACACCAACTAGCGGAAGAGGTAGATCCAACGCAGGAACAATGAAATCTGGTATCGCTTGGAGGATAAGACCGTCCTTTGCTGGCACAGTGGAAAATAATTTTATTACTAGAGCATTTTCTTACAGACAAAGAGACATAGAAAAGCTTTTTGCTCAGGTTATTGGAGGCTTGAGATAACATGGGACAATTTTCTCTAAAAGGCTTTGATAGTGTTTTTTCTGCAACCCTTAATAATGAGTTGCAAGATAATTTAGTGGAGTTTTTTGATTGGGCCCTGCTAGAGAAAGGTAACTACTTTAACATATTCCTTGGTGAATTGTCTCCAGATGGGTATGATTATAGTAAATTACGTCTCTCTTCTGATCCCAACTATACTTCAGGACAGGTCTGGGAAGGCTTTAGGTCTAACTGGGTATGGCAAAGCGGCGTAAGTTACAGCCCTACCCCAACGGTGGGATCAAATGCGCTAAAACCGGGTATATCTGGTGTCTATGTAGACAGCACGTTTTACCCTACTGACACGACAGGAACGTATGCACACCACGTTAATTACTTTGATGGGCAGATCATTTTTGACTCTGCGATACCAACTGGTAGTGTGGTTCAGGCGGAATATAGCTATAAATGGATAAATGTTGTTTATGCAAACAGCATACCTTGGCTTAGGGAAGTCCAATACAGGTCTCATGACCTTGGTGCTGGGTTTTTCCAAGCTGGGAAGGGCGATTGGGACACCCCTCCAGAGACTAGACTCCAGCTTCCGGCGATAGCTGTTGAAATAGTTCCAAGGAGGTTTAGCAGAGGATACCAGCTTGGTGGCGGACAATGGATATATACTGATGTATTGTTCCACTGTATAGCTGAAGACGAACTAACAAGGAATAAGCTTGTAGATATCGTTTCTTATCAGGCTGACAAAAGGATAGGAACTTTTGATAGCAATAAAGTCGCTGAGAGTGGTGATTTTCCCATAAACTACCAAGGAATACCCGTTTCTGGGGCATTATCTTATCCAGATTTGTCCGAAAGGCACGAAGGAAGGCCAGTTTGGCTAATAAATCCCTCTGTTCAGGGAATGGACATGATAAATAGCAATCTTTACGGCGGAATCGTAAAGATGACCACAGAAGTAATTAAAACAAACATGTAAATTTTGTGTATAATAAAATAGACATATACCTTCTAACTAGGAGAGAATAAAATGGCTGCTAATAATAGAATTTTCTACGCTTGCCAAGCGGTTGGTTTGAAGCCGATGGGAAGCCCCATAGCTCAATACGCTACCGCCCACGGCGTTCAGAGCGTAGGCATCACTACTAACTTCAATCTTGAGCAGGCTTTTGAGCTTGGTCAGATCCAGATTTATGAAAACATCGAAGGTTTGCCCGATGTAGAATGTACAATGGAAAAGGTGCTTGACGGCTATCCATTGCTCTATCACTTAGCCTCACAGGCTGCTACCAGCCCCGGATTGGTTGGTAGAAGCAAGCAAAGGGCAGACGTAGCCCTTGGCATCCACAGTGACGAACAAGACTCCGTAAATGACGGCCAAACTGAACCGGGCGTTCTTGTTTTCATGTCTGGTATGTTTATTAACAGTATCAGCTACACTGTTCCTGTTGATGGAAACTCAACGGAATCAGTTACCCTTGTTGGTAACCATAAAGAGTGGTTTGAGGGATCAAGTACAGACACTGTTTATGTGTCACACAAGAAATTTGTTGTTCCGGCGGCCACCTTTGGTGTTGGCGATGGATCAGCAGATTATCCAAAAGCTTACGACGGTGCCAGTGGCGGTGTTCAAAGGCGCGAAAACGTACTGTTGAGCAAGTCAATCATGCCACGAAGTATGTTTGGTAACCTCGCTGGTGATGTCCTTGGAACTGAAGGCGTAGGTAACGCCGAAGATGCTGAAGGAATTCCTATTCTGCATATTCAGAACTTCACCACAAGCACAGACTTTGGGCGTGAAGACATTTTGGAATTTGGAAGAAAAGCTCCTTATACCAGAACGCCTACGTTCCCAATCGAAGTCTCCACAGAGCTTGAAACAATCGCTATCTCTGGTGACTTTGTCGGTGCTTATGAAGAAGGTGACCCAAACCTGTTTGAGACAAACGCTTCTGGCGACAACACTCAGGAAGAGCAAATTGTTCTGGTCATGAGGGGCGGAATGGCTTTCGACCTCGGGACTAACAACAGGCTTTCTTCTATAGCTTACGGTGGAGGTGACGCTGCTGGTGGCAACGCAACCATTACCTACAGCTATACCAACTTTAATGAGTTAACCGTGCTTGATAGTGGTGACCCAGCCCTTAATGACAATCTCGGACTTGGCAGCATGCACTACTCTGCGGCGCAGTCGGGCTACCTAGGGATGTAAACTAACTAACTAGGAATTTGCGGCGCAATTTGCGATAGCTAACAAGGACAGCGAGTGTCTTGTGCCGCTAGGAAGGATATAGGTCTATGATATACAATGACTCCCCATATGAGGTTTTGTGATGAAACAGCATATGCGGGAGTTTTTTGTATCTAGACTAAGGACGGGCCTTGTGTTTATTAGGCGCGACGATAGAGTTGCGATTGTTCACTCACCAACTCTCCTACAGAGCTTGGTGGCCAACCAGTTTGCTGCTGATGCATACGAAGAGGCTGAATTTAGCGGTGTTATGTCTAAAGATGAGATGCTGGAGTGGATGATCGAGAAGGAAATGTGGGGAGAGGAAGACGAAGAGCGGATAGAAGGATTAACAAAAGACCTTGAAAAGCTAAGAATAGCAATATATCACAACAGGGAAAATGACTTCCTAAGGGAAGAGATAAGGAAAGGCATTAGGGCGGGAGAATCGCAACTATCAGAAACCTCCGCCAAAAAATCAGAATATGAAATAAACACCTGCGACGGCATAGCCTTGCTCTCAAGATATAGGTGGATTGTGGAGAATTGCTGTACATTTGAAGACAATACGCCTTATACTTTTGAGGACATGAGTGCGGAATACATTATAGCAGAGTATCAAAATTCGTTTCTTTCAGAGAAGCAGCTAAGAGAACTAGCTAGAACTGAGCCTTGGAAATCACAATGGTCTGTATCCAAAAACTCGGGCAAGAGCCTGTTTCTCGACCCGGAAAGCGAGTTAACACAAGACCAAAAGGGAATACTAATATGGGCGTCCATGTACGATAACATCCAAGAACACATGGAGTGTCCTCCAGATGAAGTCCTTGAAGATGACGATGTGCTAGATGGATGGTTCTTGGTACAACGAGAAAAGAGGAAGAGGGAAAAGCTAGAACAAGAATTTGAGGACAAAACAAGCGATAAAATTAAAAACGCAAACGAGGTGTTTATAGTTGGCGATCTCAAGAAAAGCCAGAGCAAGGCAGACGCCATGAACGACCCCACGGCGACGATGCACAGAAGATCGAGAGAAGCACAGATAAAGAGGAAAGGCCATGTCCAACAAGGAGAGTTTTTTGATGAACAACTGGATATGAGGAAACAGCAAAGCGATTCGTACAAAAATAAGTTTAGGAGCTAATAGGAGGCAATAAGGATTAGTATGGATAATTTTAATGATATGTTGAGAGAGGCAACGGACTACAAACAGAAGAGGGAGGAACAATATAGGTCTGACTCTAAAGACCGCCTTGCGAAGATTCTTAAAAAGAAAATAGAAACTACGATGATTGGCGCTTTGAGCAGTATAGAAGAACACTTTGGGTTTTTGTGGAACCAAGAGGCAGGATCTATGACAGATGAGCAAATTTTTATGAAAGATGCTTATCAAAAGATTAGGTCTGAGATTTTAGACAAGGGAAATGCGCAAGCCAGAAATATAGACGCTGAGTTATCTCAGTATGATGTTAAGTGGCTTAAGTATACGATTAAGATACCTGTTATTAAACAATTGGAGGAAGGAAATAATGGCTAAGAATAAAAACGATAAAGTAGTAGAGGTTAAGCTAGACAACGGAGAAACTATTAAGGTTATAGTTAAAAGACCGTCTAATAGAATTAACGCCAACGCGCAGAGAGTCGCGGCTAAAGTTTGGACTGATTGCGTTAGGGATGGAATCATGACCAAGAAAGAGCTTGAAAAATTCATGGAAGAGTCTGGCGTATGGACTAAAGGCAAGATGAAATCTCAAGACCAGATTGTTACGGATATTCAAAGCCTTGAGAGGAGGCTGTATCTTGGTAAAAAGGGCTCTAAAATGAAGGTCTCTGCGGCTAAGGATATAGCCCTTGAGATGAGGCAGAAGAGACAAGACCTTAGGGACTTGATTGGCGAGCGGATTGAGCTTGAGACAAATTCAGCAGAAAGCCTGTCTGATAACGCAAAATTTGACTTTTTAGTGGCAAATTGTACATTTAAAGAAAACGGCGAAGATGTGTATTATACTAGTGTAGAGGACTATGAAAGCCTGAGCGAAGATCCCGTCGCCTTTCAGGCGGCTTCTGCTTTAGCAGAGATGATTTACGCCGTTGATAAAGACTTTGAGGCAAAATTGCCGGAAAATAGGTTTTTGAAGCGAGCCAATCTTGTAAATGAAGACCTTAGCTTGGTTGACAAGAAGGGCCAGAGGGTTGACGTTGAGGGTCGCCACATAAATGACATTGGTCACTATCTCGATGACGAAGGCGGCAGGGTAGATGCTGATGGGCACCCTCTAGACAAAGATGGTAACTATATTCCACAAATGACGTATACTGCGGATAATGGCAGAGCTATCAAGTTTGAGGAAGACGAGGAAGAAAAGCCCGCTGAGGCAGAGAAGCCTGCTGAAGAAGAAGCCAGCGAAGCGGAGGAACCTGCTGAAGAAGAATCCAGCGAAGCGGAGGAACCTGATGTAACAGAAGAATCAACAGAGGGCGAAACGGAAAGCTAATGGATAGCGTGTAGTCACAGTCAAGGGTTAATTAATGTCCAAATTTGTACTGACTGCACAATTACAACTTCAGGCACCTAATAATGTAGGCGCAGTTGTAAAGCAGATTCAAAGCCAACTTAAGTCCGTAACCGTTAGCGTTAAAGCTAAGAATGCCGCACAAGCTACAAAGCAAGTGCAGGGGCTCTCAAAGGCTTTAACTCAAGCGGACAAGGCTTCGTACAAACTAGGCAAAACCTTTACATCTTCGCTAAAAAGATTTGCTGCGTTTTCCGTTGCTACCAGAGCTGTAAGTCTGCTGACTCAAGGCCTTGGTGGAGCTATAGCTGAAGCCATAAGCTTTGAGCGTGAGCTTATGAAGGTAGCTCAGGTTACTGGTAGAACGTTGGGACAGCTTAAGGGCCTGACCGACGAAATAACCAGACTTTCAACCACCCTTGGGGTTAGCTCAAAAGAGCTACTTGGCGTCACGAGGGCCTTGTCCCAAGCTGGCTTTAGTGCGTTTGAGGCCAAAGTAGCCCTAGACGCCCTAGCAAAATCTTCCCTTGCTCCTACCTTTGAAAATATGGGGAAAACCGCCGAAGGCGCAATCGCCATCTTCAATCAATTCGGAAAAGGCGCAGAGGCCCTTGAGGGCCAGCTTGGCGCTATCAACGCCGTGGCCGGTCGGTTTGCTGTAGAGGCCGGTGACTTAATATCTGCGGTTCGTCGTACTGGTGGTGTCTTTAAGGCTGCCGGTGGTAATCTAAACGAACTCATTGCCCTCTTTACATCTGTAAGATCTACGACTCGTGAATCCGCCGAGTCTATCGCTACGGGTCTTAGAACTATCTTCACACGTATCCAACGCCCCAGAACTATCAAGTTCCTCAAGGAGATGGGCGTCAATCTAGTAGACCTTGAAGGTAAATTCGTTGGCCCTTATGAAGCGATTAGACGGCTGAGTGAGGCCATGAAGAACATGGAGGCCGGTGACTTAAGATTTGTCAAGGTTGCTGAACAATTAGGTGGATTTAGGCAGATTGGTAAGGTCATACCCTTAATACAGCAGTTTGCCGTTTCCCAAGAAGCCCTAAACGTTGCTATGGGAGGTACAAGCTCCCTAGCTGATGACGCGTCGAAGGCGCAGGGAGCCCTAGCCGTAAAGGTGCAAAAGCTCAAAGAAGAGTGGCTTGCCCTAATAAGAGGCTTCTCTGATAGTACCGGCTTCAAGATTATGATCAACTCCGCACTAGGTCTAGCTACCGCTATAGTCAAAATGCTAGATGCTCTCAAAGATGTCCTACCTATCATGATGGCTATTGCTGGCGTTAAGATGTTCAGGGGGATGGGCGGCTTCATGGCCGGAGCAAAAAGCGGAATGGTGTCGAGCGTCCCAAAGATGGCTTCTGGAGGGATGGTTCCCGGCAGCGGCAGCGGGGATACCGTTCCAGCTATGCTCACGCCCGGTGAATTTGTTATTAGAAAGTCTAGCGTCAAGAAGATGGGCGCTGATAACTTGAATAGCATGAACACTAGGGGATATGCCTCCGGTGGAACGGTTAAGCTAAAGGAGAATAAAATTGGTGGCTTCTTCCTTATTCCAGAAAAAGGAGCCTCAGATAAAGCGTTCAAATATAAGCCAAGTAAGCTGAAAACTGTAACAAACCCTCACGCGGTTGCTGATTTTACTACCGGAGCTGGAACCGGATCTTGGGCCGGGGCGGGCAAGGATGGTGAAAATTCTGACCCCTATTCGTGGGGGGGCGGAAAATCCGCAGAAACATTTGGAGAGGCCGGGGCTGCGGAAGCTTTTTCGTCTTTACCTAGAAAGAAGCAGGACTCGATATTAGAAAGACATGGAATAACGCACAGCCAAACTAACACAGGTTCAAAAATAAAGCTTAACCAGTTATCTTCCTCGCTCCCTTCTAAGATGGTGGGTGAGTTAGCAACTGAGGTAAAGCCTACCAGCTTGCAAGTTGATGCTACCGCGCCTAAGATGAGGGCATTTTTCTTGGGACAGGGAAACAAAAAGACATCTGGAAAAGTAGCGGAGGCGGTTACTAGACAAACCGTAAAGGGGCTAAAGAGCATAGTTAACGGTCTGATGAAAGACGAGGCCGATATCAAAGCTCTCAGTAAGGGAAAAGGGGCTTTAGACGTTGATGAGAAAAAGGTAAAAAAGGCTTTGAATAGTCTCTATGACAAAGATGAGGAGGGGGGAGCAGTACAATCAATAGAAGGATTTGCTAATGAAGGCTTGATTGGAAGCCTGACTGGGGCTATAGTTGGTGGTGGCGGGACTGGCTTTGACTTTCCAAACCTTAACACGCAAGCCGACGCCAAAACACGCCTCAAGGCTCTATATGGCGAAGATGGGGTTAATGCGCTTCTTCATGCGGACGCCAAGAGAAGCCTTAAGGGTTCAAATGAGAAGATATTCCAAAAAGCCTTTAAAAGCTTGGAAAAGGGACAGAACGCATCAGACTATAAAGCGATGTGGGATTTCAGCCCCAATAAGGTAAGGAAAAAGGCTTCTGGTGGCCCAGCCGGAACAGATACAGTTCCCGCTCTTCTCACTCCCGGTGAGTTCGTTGTTAATGCGAAATCCGCACGGAGCATCGGACAGGCTAATCTTAATAGAATGAACAAAAGGGGCGTTGCCGGATTTGCGGCTGGAGGCCCCGTTCAGAGGTTCGCAGGAGGCGGAGGGGCCCAGCAAGTAGGAATGGGTGGAATGGGCATATTGATGGCCCTTCCCATGATTCAGGCTGGGTTTGAAAAGATAGCAGGTGAGTCTGAAACGATGAGCGATGCCTTCTTGGGCATAACTACTGGCGTAACTTCTTTCATGGGCGTTATGATTCCCATGCAGATGATCATGTCTAGATGGGGTTCTTCGGCTAAAGACGCCGCCGATGAAACGGACGAACTGGCCGCCGCTGCCGCTGCCGCTGCCGACGCAGCGGAAGCCGATATACAGGCCGCCACTATAAACATCACTGCCACCTCGGTTGTTATCAGCGGTGGTGGAGGCGGTGGTGGGGCCGAGGGGAAGGACATAGCCGCGATAAAAATCTTACAGTCTGCGCAGAAAGATGGCGATAAGAAGATCGTTTCGGCAATCGACCCGATTGACGATGAGATTAAGAATCTCGACCTCGGCGGCGGCGGAGACAGCAAGAAGGGTGCGCCCGTGGAAGAGCGCGGAATGATCGTCAGCGATACCGATAAGGTCAAGCCAAGCAAAGGCGGTGGCAAAGCGGAAGCTGCTGTTCAGACTATGGCTGTGAAGGTAGACAAGATGGCGGTGATTGCCAACAGCGTGCAGTTGATGGTTAAAGGCGCTCCTAAAGAAGATAGAGCAGAACCTCCTAAGGCTTTGCCAGCACCAGAAGTTCTCAAGGGCTTGCCAGCACCAGAAGTTCTCAAGGGCTTGCCAGCACCAGAAGTTCTAAAGGGCTTGCCAGCACCAGAAGTTCTCAAGGGCTTGCCAGCACCAGAAGTTCTCAAGGGCTTGCCAGCCCCTGACACCAAGAAAGCCGACGCAGAAAAGGAAGAGAAAAAGCTGCGCGGTATTGAACAGGCGAGAGTTGGTTCGGCACAAAATAAGGAATTTGCGGCGATGGATCGAGGCAAAGTCGCTCAGGACGCTCTCGATCAAGCAGACACGGCGCTGGCGACCGCTCAAACTCCAGCCCAAATGAAAGCCGCTATGCCCGGCACCAAGACTCAAGATGAAGAGTTGATGGCACTGGGGAAACAAGCGGGAGCCGCTGCGCACTTTGGAGGAAAAGTGGATGAAAGAATGGCAAAGAAGGAGGGGAAACTGGCAGAAGCCGACGAGGCAATGCAGAAAGGGCTGAACGATGAGTCAAAGGGATCGAGAGGAATCAAAGCTGGCAAAAAGATGCAAGACGAGGGCATGGCAGATCTTGAAAGGCTGCAAAAAGAGGAAAAGGCTATAGCGACTCGTCCCGGAGTTAAGACCACCGGGGCTCCGGGTTCTGAAGAATTCAAAAAAACCAAGGCTGCTGGAGAGGTGTTTGAAGCTCAACGAACAAAAGAGCTTGAGCAAAATACGGCGGCCACCCAAGCGTCAGAAAAGAAGGTCTCGCAGGGGATGCAGCAGGAGGAGGCCGGACGAACGACACTGCACGCCGGTCAACAGCAAAAATTCGATGCTCTTACGCAACAGGAGACACTTACGGCGGGGGTGGGTCGAGACAAGCAGAAGAAGGCTCAGTATGATCAGGAATTGTCTACGGCCCAAGAAGGCATTGAAGCAAACATGGGCGCTAGAAGGGCGGTTATGCAGGAGAAGGTCGTACAGGAGTCGCAGGTGGAAGCTGGACATATGCTTGCAAAAGAAGGACACGCTGATGCCGCACTACAGCGTAGGGCTGCCGCCGGTGATCAGGAATCCCAAAGGGCCATTGCCAAGAAGGCAGCCTTGAAGGGTGAAGAAGGCATCTTGCCTTCACAGAAACCCATTACGGCTGGCCCCGGCCCAGCGGCGGGTGCAGAAGCTGATGTAGCGGCGGCGGTGCCGGAGAAGAAAGCTGTAACCCATTACGATACTCTGGGTGTTGATCCATCCGCCAGCCCAGAAGAGATCCAAAAGGCTTATAGAAAACAAGCGAGGAAGGTTCATCCCGACGTGAAGGGTGGATCAAAAGAGGCGTTTCAGCAACTCGGATCGGCCAAAGATGTTCTTGCAGACCCAGCTCGGCGGGCGAAATATGACAAAGATCTCGCGGCCAAGGCGGATGCCGCAGTACCGTCAAAAGACGTTCCGCCAACAGGCCCGCCAACAGGCCCGCCAAAACCGCCGGTTCTGGGTCTTCCGGCCCCTCCAGCGCCGCCGGAGGACGAACCGCCAAAACGCCGTCCCCCAGCCAGCGCGCAAGATCGACAACGGCTTGATCAAGATACCCGTGGCGCGGGCGCAAAGATAGCGGACGCTATGGACAAGATTGCCGTACAGATTGACAAGAAGGTTAGGGGCAAGATCAAGAAGATGGAAGAAACCTTTGCTCAAGGTGCCAAGAACCTCAAGAAAAAGTGGAAGGACGCTGGGGGGGCAGTTGGGGTAGGGGGAAGAATGATGAAGGGGAGCTGGAAGATGACGAAAAATGTCATGATTAAGGGCGCGCAACTGGTTAAGCAGGGGTGGAAGAAGGCCGCAGACGCGGTCAAATCAGGTGCCAAGATGGTCAAGAAAGCTTGGAGTAAAGTGAAGGGCGCACTTGCCAAGATGGGAGCCAGCAAGGCGGGCATTGCCAAGCTCGGCGCAGCAGGAGTGGCCGCAGCTAAAGGTGCGATAGATGGGATGAAGGCTGTTATGGACAAAACGTGGCAGAAAGCCCTAAAGGCAGGATCACTGGATCTTGCTGACGTTGATGCTGGGGCGACCGGCTCTGACGTTTCTGGTACTGAACAAATGATACGAAGCAAGCTGCAAATGGACATGATGGCCTCAAAGGCTGGCGGAGCCGCGTCTGGCATGATGGCCGGTGGTATGCTTGGGCCGGTAGGAGCAATTGCTGGAGGTATTATAGGAGCCTTTGGTGAAGAGATAACGGCTGGACTTGGCTCAATGTTCAGTGGTGGAAGTTTTGCTGAGGGCGTGGCGGATGTGACGGTAAAGAAGAGACAAAATCTTGAAGCTGAGATAGGACAAAAGCAGCTAATGGATTTCTCGACAGACTTTGGTGATATGATGAAAGATATCAAGGAGTCTAAGGGTAGCGCAGAATCTCTGGAGGCAGTAACCAAGGGCTTCAAGACGGCCGCAACAGCTATTACAGCTATAGAAAAAGTTGATCCAGAAGCAGCAAAACGAGCGACGAAAGACCTCGACAAGAGGGCGGTCAGTGCTGCGGAAGCGATTGGTAGCTCTGTAAGAAGTCAGGCAGAACTAGATGAAAGAATACAAGCGTTAACCTCTGCATACGGCAATAATATAGAAGCGGTTAAGAACGCCGCCAAGTCCGCGTTTATAGCAGCGGAAGCACTGAGAGCTGTGGCCGACCTAAAGGCCGATGTTTTAGTGGTGTCTTCTATATTTGGTGCGGCTGGAGTAGCTGTTAGTAATTTCACCAGCAGCCTAGTAACCGGGGCAAATACTATGACTGCCACGGTTAACACTCTCAAAGAGGCTCAGAAAAACATTGCGATGGGCAGAGGCGGCACAGCGGCCGTAGAAAAAGCAAGAAAGGAAGTGATGGAGAGAAGCGGAATATCCGCTGACAGCGAGGCGGGCAAGGCAATAAACAGGCAGTTCGATACCCTTGGTCAAGCCGCCGATGTTACCGCACGTCTTCCGTCATTTCTCAAGGATACTAAGATTTCAAAGGGAGACAACCCAATCCAAGTCAGGGATCAGCTTACAGAGGGTCTGGTAGACGCAATGGGCATAGACCAAGACAGCCAGATGGGCAAGGTAATCGCTGGCCAGATTGGGAAATTGACAGACGATCAAATACGAGACATACAAGAGGAGAAACTTGACTTATCAACAGCCCTTGCATCGCTCGGCCCCGAGATTGCAAAGCTTGGTGAGGGAGCACTCAAGGCGGCAGAAGCGCTTCAGAAGCATGAAGCAACCATGATCAAGATGACACAGCAGAGAATTAAGATGGAAGGCAACCTTCTTAAGGCGCAGCAAAAAGCCGTTGATTTGCAGATTGAAGCTGCCAAGATAGCCGCAAAGCATGGTGGCAAACAGGTTACCGCCGCACAGAAGCGGCAAGCCGTTGTTGACAAGGCTAACCTGCAAGCAGGTCAAGCCGGAGTTAGAGGTCTCGCAGGAACATCCGGCGGAGACATACGGAGTATGTCGGCCCGGATAACACAAGCGTCTGGTATGCAGTCATTTAGGGCGCAGCTTCCCGGAGCATTTGGCGGAACTAAAGGTCTTGATGCTGATAAAAGAAAGGACTTAGCGGCAGCCCAGCAAGCACTCATTAAAACCACAAAAGAGTTGATCGCCATTGAAAAAGAAGAGCTTAAGATAACCAAGGAAAAGAATAGACTAGAAAGACAGTCTCTTGAGTCTTTGCTTGGCGGAGACGTTGAGGGATACTTTAAGCAGCAGGGCGCAATGGGGGCCACAGCCGCCGTGGCAAGTGGAAGCCAGACGCTAATGTCTATGTTCGGAGCGGATGAAATGGCTGGAGCGTTCAAGAATGTTCAACAAATGGAAAAGGCTGGAGTTGGGCAAGTTGGAGGAATGGACATAAATACCCTTGTAGGTCGTACTGGTGCAGCGGCCTTGGGGGCGAGGGGTATAGATGATCCTAGGGCTGCGGCTGTGCTGACTGGTCAAACCGCCGAAGAGCAAGATTCAAACAGAAGGATAAGAGATCTAGCGGGCGGACTTGGGGCTATTGGTGAAGGCGCTGCCCAAATGATGGAGATGGAGGTCAATACGGCCAACATTAATATTAGCAACGCCAACGTTAAGTTTAAGACTGAACTTGGTAGAGCCGCAGAACAGTTTGTCAGAGGTGGGCCAGTCTACGCAAACGCTGGACTGTTTATCCCCAAGGGTACAGACAGAATTCCTGCCATGCTCACTCCGGGTGAGTTTGTGATAAACAGAGCGTCTGTCAACAGGGGCAACAACCTACAGATACTTAGAGCAATCAACAGTGGAACTTCTGCCGGTGTCGCTCAAGCCATGAGCGGGGGAGGTCAGGCTGGGTACTACGCAGGCGGTGGAGCAGTTGGAGGAGCCCTAAGCAGTGACTTAATCAACAAGCTGTCCGATAGTCTCAGGAGCTTTAATGCAAACCTAAAAGAAAACATAGATAGATTACAAAAAACCAAGTTCCAAATCAAATTAGATAACACCAATGTCACTGTAAATCTCAAGAGCGGCGGGTTCCTAAGAAAGCTTAAGAAACAGGTTAAGGATGAGCTTCTTGCTGAGGTTGGAGATCAGATTAAAAACCTTAAATTTAATGATGCTGGAGAAGCCTCTACCGATAATAACGTTTTATAGATTAAGCGAATACAATGACAGACTGCTTGTGCGTAAAAAGGGCGGATAGCATCTTAGAGGGTGCTGGAGGAATAGCTGTTGCAAAGCTATCAGCAATTGCAGCTATACGCACTAATATCGTTGGCGTTGGGTCTATCAAGGCAACGATGATTAGGGAGAGAGGGGCTGCCGCGTCCCCCACGGCAGAAGCCAACCTTTATTGGAAAGGAAAGACCGGCAGAGGTATCATCGGCTCCATTGGGGTAAGGGTGGGCCCCAAGCTGGCAGCAGACATAGTTCTTGGGGGCTTGTGGCACCCGCCGGATTTCTTCCTTTCATATGGGCCTTATTCTGAAGTACCTGAAGTAACCCATCTAGGCTCCTTCTTTACGATGACCGCCGAGGGGGATATTAATCACGGCCTTTCGGTTTCCAACAATTTAGATATTTCTCTAATTGGCAGCGGTAATCTTCTCATACCATTTACAGATAAGTTCGCAGGCCCCTTTGCGGACTTTGGGTGTGTTCAGAAACAGTATCCCATCAGTGACATAACCAACATCAACTTTGTAACAGAGCAGAATAAGCTAGAAAACTTATACCAAAGCATTGATGAAGGCTTGTTTACTGGGAACTATCACACTCACGGTCTTGTTAGTGATAGAATCTCTGACGATAAAACTACATATATACAGCCTTCCTCCGTGCAGACGGAAGGAACTTTTCTCTATAAATGCCAAATAACCAAACCCACTATTACTGGCAAGCATAGTAGAGTGTTCTTTAGGGCTGCTGCGCCGCTCAAGAATTATGACGCAGACATTCCAGCAGAATACACAATAACCAATATCAAGATAGAAGATCCGGGCGGCGGACTGATAGCCTACTACAAAGATATTAAACTAAAAGGTGACGCCAATTTTGACGACCCAGATGGCTATGTGAACTTTGCCACCTATGCCACTGAGCCAGAAGTCAACAAGCTAGAACTCTACCAGTGGCAGTCTGGCTATCCAGATATGGAGCAATCCACTGGCTATAGCCTCACGTTCCAAGTTTTGGCGCAGTCTTTTGATGATCCTTTCGATGATGGCTTTGACATTGGCTTTGAAGAAAATTCTGATGTCTATGAGTCATTTTCCGACGACGGTGATTATCTAGCACTTGAAGGGGCACCTCTTTCTACGCAGGGGCAAAGATACTTAAATCCCTCTAATTCTATTAGGATATCAGCCGTAGAGATATGCAACAGTGGTTCTACGGCGGGCCTCCTGAAAGAACAGTATGTTCCTATATTCCTAGAGGTACGCCCAAGTGGCGACAGCCTTGAAAGAAGGCTCAGGCCCACGCAGTTCCTTCTTAATAGCTTTGACTCTGGGATATTCCCCTTAGCCAGTAGCATTTGGGAACTACCTTCAACCAGCAAGAATAACACTACGCTTGCCGGAGCAGACAGCCTTCTAAACGCGTTGGCCTATCTGGACGACGATTACTACGTCAGGCTTGACTCCGTTGATTCAGAACACCTTGCTGATTCTGGAAAGCTGATGCTTAAGTTCGGATTGTCAAACCCAGAGGAAGTCCTCTTTACCCGAAGAGGAGAATTTGGATTTGGTCACACTAAGAAAGAATTTAATGTAGGAGACAAGAAAGAAGTTGATACATTCTTTACAGTTAACAGGGCTACGTTAAGGGTGAGGGCTAAGAAAGAGGCGGGAACTAGGGATTACGCGCTGGATGTTGTTGGCTGGAGCGACGACAAGCTTCTCCATGTAACCCCTGCGGTTGGAGGGTTTTTACAGAACGAAGAGGGCGTTGGTGATTACCCTGTCAGTTCAGGCTTCAATACCACAGACTATCTCGCCTTTGATGGCGAGCCCATGTCTGATCAAGACCAGTTCTATAGTGGCATACTCCCAAATAACGCCGGTGGAGACCACTACGTGTTGTCAACAGTGCCGGTGGTCACAGGCACAACGTTTGAATGGTATGAGATACCTCTTAGGATTTACGAGGACAACGTGGATCTTGGTAAGTCAATAGACTATTCCATGAGTTCATATTTTGAACACCTATATCTAGACATCCACCCTCTGCCGTCTGGGGCACAAGTCTCCTATATAGAACTGTGCTTGAAATATAGTCCGTCTACCGCAGTTAAGTTGCACACTATTGGCTCAGAAACTATAGGTCATATAACAAGCGAGAGGTCTGAGGGTAGAATATATCCAACAAGCAGGCAGTCGGGCGACAGCGTGATCAATGCTGGCTCTGGTTTTGCCCCGCTCTCCACTATAGAAAGCATACCACACGCATTTACAACTCCAGATAGTATTAAAACAAATTACTCCAGACGGTGGAGAGGAATAAACGGATTAGTAAACGGCCCATTTGACCCCAACATGTTTGGATTCGGTTATGAAAACCCTCAACTGGATTATCCCTTCACTTCCGGCTTCTTTGACTTTGCTGATGCTACAAATGGGGTAGCCACTATATCCTCCAAGACATTAGGGGACGGCCTAGTTCCCTTAACTGGAACTATATCCACTACATACACGGACTACCTATTTAAGAATGTTGGGTGGAGATTCAAAGATCAAGACATATTCACAAACGAAAAGCCCGGCTGGACTAGCAACTATAAGACGACCGACTGGACATCCTTAACCAATGGCGCAGAAAACTTTACGGATCACGAGCTTTATGGTCAGATAGCAGATGCGTTTGATACAGTTATTAGAATATCGGGCCACAATTCAAGCGTAAACTTTGGGGCCGCATCTCTCAACGACGCTTTTGCTGTTTATACTAGATTTGCTCCAGACATCTCTGTTAGTGGGGCCTCCCCATCCTTCAATGGCTTTTCCTCTGGCGTACTTGTTTCCAAGTGGGACGCTGGCGAAGACCTCGAATTTGCTTTGGGCTATGAGGGCGGCTATCTTTGTGGTTTTGCGAATACAAACGCAGGAGACTTGGTTAAAGTCAAGGATACAGTCCCTTATAGTGGCTATCAATTCCCTCTATCTGTAATGCTGACCTATAACGACAATGATTCACAAAAACTCAGGCTATATGCTGACAACGAGATTAGTGGCTACTGGAACCCCGGAAGCTGGGACACCCTAAGAGCAACTTCTGCCACGTTTACCAGAAATACTGGTACAAGCAATCTCGTGTTGGGATACTCTAGCGGATCTGGCGTTGGAATGAATATGTTTGTTAGTGAGTTTGGTGTTTCAAACAGTGGCAATGTTGTATACTCAGACGCAGATTTATTGTACAAAGAAGTTGTAGCGGACAAGTTCTTAGAAAACACTAGAGTTAAATTCTGGGAACCCGACGAAAGCTACACCAATGACTCCTATAAACTGTGGGATAGAATAGACGAAACCACTCTAGATTGGGATTTGGGTGCCTTTAAGCATTGTCAGTTTGGGGTTGGCTATGACGGCTGGACAAAACGATCAGGAAGAGATTCCATATCATTTAACCTGAACCATGCCGGAAGCGGATATTCTCAATACGCAACAAAAACTATGCCCGCTACAGTCGATAGCGACCTTGCTTATCATACACAGATAGAAAACGACTTCCTTAGGTTCAACCTTAGCGATGCGTCTGATAACTTCTACGCCGTTGCTCCCCGTATATCAAAATCGCTACCTCGCGGCTATGATTTCTCAGAAAGAGCAATGGTTGTTGAGACTGTCTTAAGCCACACTTCCGATACAGACATTTCTTGGTCTGGCGGTAAAGTTGGGCCTAAGCTAATTGTTAGCCTCTATACTAAAAATCAAGAGCCAGCAAGTTACGCTACAACCAATTACGGGCTTATTAATAGGTCAATCCACTATCTTGAATCGGGGTGCATTTATAGGCTAGACAGCACCTTTGACTTTAATAATTTTGTTGATGAATCGGAGCAGTGGGCACTATTCCCGTACACAAGAAGGTTAACGGAATTCAACCATAAGTATTACTCCAAAGACATTGACGATATGTTCTTGCAGTACGACTTGGTTTATCCGTCTGGCGGAGCCTTCAAATCTAGGATAGATATACACACAGCACATGTCAGGCTAGACAACGCCTTTGTTAGCGCCTCACCACACAGCGGAACGCTTCCGGTGTATATGAGTGGAGAACTGCGAGCTAGGGACTCTGTGAGCCTGCATATGGTTAGCATAGACTCGGTAACCAATCTGTCTGGAATAAATCACCTTGGTCAGTGGGAGGCTATACCAAACGGATTAAGTTTGCATACAAAGTATGATCCGACTCAGACAACTGCTAACGTAAGCTTACATACGGAAGGTTTGAAGTATACAACTGCAAGTATGCCACTGTCTCTTAGGAACCTCGGAATTATAGACAGCACGATTGGGTCTTATAGCGGGGTTTCAATATCTACTAGTGGCGGCCTCCCCGTTGGCACCGGCAATATGCCTCTTGTGACCTACCAAGTAGACTCCATGACACCATCAAGTGGTAGCTTGCCGCTGTTTAGCTTTGCCTCAACAGTTGGCTCGCTGGGATCTTTTGCAGTCTCCCCGCTGTACTTATACAGTACTCCCACTGGCAGAACGGTTGGATACTCAAGCGGTTCCATGCCCCTGAATACCATTGGCTTAGGAGCCCCATTTGACTCCCTCCCTGAAGCCAGCATGAGCCTGTTTGTCAGGGCTCCCCACACGCCAAGCTCCATATTAAACCTGTACACATTCAGCCAGAATGTTCCCGTGGTAATGTCGGGAACTTTGGGGCTTCACACCGTTAGCACCAGACTAACAAGCGGGCTGGCGTCCTTCTATTGGACTAACAAAAACGCAGGCTCTCCGATAGATGTAGACGATAACCTAGGTGATGTTTTGTTTGCTAAAGCAGACAATGATGAGATTAGAGGTGTAGATTTAATTTGCTTTGCTGATTGTTCTATCGGTGGATGTACAGAAAAAGCCCTAGTTACACACGACACAACTTGGAGAGAGCCCGAATGTGTTGACGGCGGAATCTTTAGAGCCAAGGCAACTTACACAAATCTCGACTATAGTTATAGCGGCGACTTCTATGGCATAAGAAAGTTTACTGGCCTTGAACCCGGCACGCGGTATGACATAACAATTAAGGGCAAGACCGGAAACGACAAAGGCTTAGTGCCCCCAAGGGAGTGGGAAGAGTGGGAATATGGATCAACTGATACTATTAACTTCTCTGGGTTCAAGCTAATAGGTGATCATCCTTACGCTACTTCTGGTAGAAACGACAGCGTAAATGATAGCTATGGACGGGCGGTTTCCATTAAGGGCGACCTTATGTTAGTTGGAGCCCCCAACCACCACTGGAACGCCGAGGGAAGCGGTTGGTTGCCAAACGCCGGTGCTGCGTTTGCCTATAGAAGGATAACCCCCACAAACAGTGGAGGAAAATACTTCTGGGACTTTGAGCAAAAAATAGTACTGCCTTCGGGATTCAGGTCTGATAGCTATGCACACAAGGGCGACGTAAGCTTCTTTGACGGTCTTCCCGCTATTCCAAAGAGGAAGTGGAACGTTGGCCAAGAAGGCAGGCAGTTTGGATCTTCGCTGGCAGTCTGCTCCAGTGGAGCTAGAGAAATCGCCGTAGTTGGCGCGCCCAACGCGGAGTTTAGCAGAGACTTTGATTCAGACGTTGTCACTAGAGACGTGCCCATACTTGCAATAGTTGTCACCGATGAATTTAAAACCGATGACACGCTAACTAGCCTTGCGGCGAACATATATAATATCATACATACGAATAATAATTTATATAAATACTATGCAGAAACACCAGCCAAACTTTCCATGAAGCTGCTCATATGTGACGCTCCCCCGCACACAGACGGGGATAAAGGTCACGACTTTCTCACACACGCAAAAATAGACAGAAATAACGTTGGGGGAGCGACCACGCTTGAAATATTTAGTGGAATACAAGATGGGTTCTTAAAGGCTTATCCATATGACACCAGCAAGCCATTTAACAACATACCCGTCTTAATGGGAGTCTTCATTGACCCAACTCCTTCGTTTGGCAGGAAGAGCGTTGAGCCAGCGATAGACCACTTCATTCAGTACTATAAAGATTATGGTGCGGTCAGCGGCGTTACGGATGTAAATGGGGTTGCGGATTCTGGGGGCGTTTATGAATACAGACTAACCGGAGAGGAGGAAGATCCAGAAGATTGGATCGAGATTAGCAACAGGCTTCTTGGAGGACTGCTGGACACCGGAAGGCTTATAGATGAAAATGAAATGCGGTTTATAACTACAGAGATAGGCTCTGAGCATGTCAATACCGACCTAGAAGCGTTCAACACAGTTCCAGATAGTGGCGGCAGGGTATATGTCTTTGAAAGAGAGAGTGGCATATGGAATTTAATCCAAGAGATCAAGTCTCCCTCAGAGTCAACGCTGCACCCTCCAGATAGATTTGGTCACGCTGTAGATATTAGTTACAACTCAGATGTCATAACTATAGGTTCGCCATATATAGAAGAAGCCTGTTCTGTTTATGAGCATAAGCCGGACGAGCGTAAGAAGATGTATGAGACTATCTATGCATGGGTGGTGGAAAACAGTGAAAGGCTCGATTCTGACTATGGGGCATACTATAGCAGTGGAGTGCTTGAAAACTTCAACGACTATGAAAGAGCATATGGGGCAGCCGTAGCCAGAGAAAGAACTTATCATGAGCTTAACCCCACAGAGAAATTTAATCTCAGGATTGACAAAGACATTAATGAATACAAGAAGATATATAGATATAATTACTCGGACATAAATTACACTGGAAGTTGGGGGTTTATTCCGGCGATGGAGGCAGGAACTTCTAGGTTAGGCTGGAGCACTTCTACCAATGAAGATGGAAGCATCGTGGCGTTTGGAGCGCCAACGGACAGCCTCAATGAATTTGACGATAGCAATGTCTTCTATAGAAAAGGTGGATTTTACGGCTTTGGGGACGAGCCCCCTGCCGCCCATGTGGCTTCTGACGGGTGGGCCTCTACCTGTAACGCCGGAGCCGTAAGGTTATTCCAGTCTAGAAAATACTTCCCACACAGTGGCGTTGTCGAATACTTTAAGTTTGGAAACTTGGACAGGAATAGCCATCCGTCAGAAAGAGACGATGGAAAATACGAGACAATAAAAGACGCGTTTACTGATAGGCCGTTCACAAGGACTCAATTTGTTGACGTTGATATACCAAAAGATGCTGGTTTAGCATTTATCATTACTCCAGAAGTTGACGCCGCCAGCGATGAGATATTACAAAATATAAAAGATTGGTTATCCCTTGGGGATAGAACCTTGGTGTTGGTTGGAAACGATCCAGTTTGGGAGCAAGATGGTATATATGAAAAGTCTAATGTCGTAATAAATAAAATACTGTCTAGCCTCGGCTCTCGCATGAGGCTGCGACCGGCGAGGAATAAATATGAATCTCTTCCAAGCTGCTCTGCTTCTGGAGTTCCCAACGCAATCTCTTCCAGAAACCCGCGCTACACAAGGCAAACCGCCATTACTAGGGCTGATATGTACGCCAAGGGTGTAGCAGATATACGCATGGAGTTCCCAGAGTGGAACGACCTTTTGTCTGCCGCCAAGATGTCAGAGTATTACAACACAAACTGCGACGACGAAAACCCAACGTGTGTTTTACCACTTAGCTCTACCGGAGACCTGAGAGCCCAAAAGCAAGCTAAACTAGCGAAAGAGGTAAACCTAGGGCTTGTTGAGGTTATAGAGAATTTCACTTGGGGATTCCAGTTTGGCAACGGAAACGCAGGTGCGGACTTCCCGGTTCCACCGCCTCAATTAGTAAATAAGCCTAACAAAGAGCCTAAGCCAGTAATAGCAGCGGCAGAATATTCCCCTGAGATAATTAATATTTTACCAGCTTGGGAAGAGAAAAAGCTTGTTCCAATATATAACACGCGCATAATCAAGAAGAACGTAGAGAAAACCACATACACCTTTGATGATAATCATTTCAGCAATAGTTCGTTTATTTTGAGCGACCCAACAGTAGCAGGGTTTACTCATGTTGGTATAGCTAAATACATCAACCCAGACCCTTATCTAGATAGAGACGCCGTAAGGCAGGCTTTAGGCACAACGAAAACAAAGGTTAAAACTGAAGAAAAGAAAGTTAGCAATACGAGCGTATATGTGGCCGAGCAAGAGATTTCCACAGAGACAGAAGGCTTGAATTCTAGGGTTGTTATGATAGCTGGTCTAACCCCAGAGAGGAAGGAAAACATCTTGGCTGGCGCAGATGATAATGTCCTGTTCTATCTGAATCTTGTTAGACAAGCGTGCCCTCTTGATGATGCCTATATTTTGCAGCTTGGTGGGTGGACGGGCAGAAATAGCTTTAAGGCCGCATACGACAAGTCGCATCTTAAAGAGTTCTTTGCCTCGAAGGGTGTGGAAGTTTCAGAGAATCACACTGGTCACCTTTATAGCAGAAACAACATCTGCTGGATAGCGAACCCGAACGGTCAGCCCAGCGATTCGGAGATCCAAGCCATTTTGGGGTGGCTGGGAACTGGCAATAAGACATTGGTGATGACCTATGATGAAACCCAAGATTCAGCTAGGAATATGTTCAAGCTTTGTTCAAGCTTAAACATTGCAATTAAACCCCTCTATCTGAATGGTAGATCTAAGTTTGCAAGCAATGTTGATGATTTATTCCCATCGGTAACCAATGGCAATCAGACTCTGAGCTATAACAACCCAATAATTAAAGGATGCTCAGAAAGAGGCCGAGTGGGCAAGCTCTACTTGAGATACGACGAATACATGCGAAACAGCGACGAATTTAATACATTTACGCCCATTGAGTTTGATAAGGATGACACATCCACTAGTAAAGTTGTTGACTACGCACTCCCCATCGGAGATGATATAGTAGTGTCTGACACATTCTGGCAAATAAAAAGCGGTGTTGCTAAAATGTCCATACCAACAGTCGCCGGGTCTGGATATAGATTGTTCTTCAGTTGGGTTTCTGAGGATGGAACCGAAAACCATCCAATAAGATTAGTGAGCAACAATGTTTCCTTGTCCCCCGACCTAAGAGACAAACTCTCGGACACCCTGAACCCCCCCCTGAATGACTATGACGACGACGACAATCCTTTCACAGTTGCAGAAAACGTACAATACACAAGGAGCCTAGAAAGGACTGGCCGGGGCGACATTGCGTCTGGCCATGTAGATATTAGATCTCCTGTAGAGTTGCTAGGTAACATGGATTGGTATTTGGATGCAAATAATCTAAGAGCCGGTGATCCAAAAGAGATAGACTACAGACCAAAAACAACAAGGCTTGTTGCTCTGTCGGGGGCTATGCTGCCTATCAATAAAGAAGTGAAGGTTACTGTCAAAGAATACGAAGAAACCTATTTAGTTGGCTATAAAGAAGTAATAACAATTCATCCTGAAGTTGTTACTATTATACCGCCCAAGCTAAGAGAAATAGAAACAGACGACAGCAAATATTGTCCAGACAATACAACGGTATGTACCGCGACAGGTATAGCAGATGGCCCAGTTATTGTAGCTGAAGAGCCTGAGCTGTTCTCTCCGTTTAGATCTGGTAGAGAACGATCAAGGATAGTTTTGCTGTCAGACTCAAGCTTGGTGCAACAAGGCATATGCGAGGATCACTACTTCACCCTCAACGCCGGGTTTATCAAGAGCTTGTACCCCAAGAGTCTTGATGCCCTGCGTGACAATGTAAACAACATGTCCCAAGACATAAATCCTTCGCCATCCGAAGGTACTAATAGCACAATAGAAAGCCTTGTAAACGTTGATGGTGGAAGGCAATTCGCTTTCTGGCAAAAAATAATTGCTCCAGAGCAAGGGTCTCCCCAGAGGTTCTATTCTGCAAGCGGCATGTCTGCATTAACATCACGGTTCGGCTCTTCAAACTCCCAACGTCAAGAGAGTGGCGTGTTCATGGGTTACAATATGGTTAACCCAGACAACGTAGATAGACCAGCGCCTCCAGAGACGGAGAAAAAGAGAAAGAAAGAGAGAGGAATCTTTAGAAGCAGGGCTCATTCATTCGCTGGGGCGTATGTCAAATTTAGCGGCGTTTTTGACGGGGTCAAGTACTCTGACGCGACTGCGGGGGGCGGCCTGCCTGACCTCATAAAATATCACGGTGTAGACTACTTGGATACTGAGTATTTTGCTTCGGGCTATCCGGGAGACTTGTTTGGATATTCTATAGGCCTGCAAAACAACCAAATCATCGTTGGTGCCCCGTATAATGCTTATGATAGCAGCGGAGTTATTTATTGGGACACAGACGTTTCTTACGACAAGCAAGATAATGTTTCTGGAATCAAGCTTGGCGGAAAAGGTGGTGCTGGGGCAGCGTTCTACTTTGAAAGAACAAACTTGGGGATCGACGCAAGGGGGACGCTCACGCCTTGGGAATTCAAGCAGAAGATTAAGCCCATTAGTAGCATAGACGTTGGCTTTGATGGACACGGCAGCGTTACTAGCTTGTCAGAATTTAATGCACATTATGGATCTAACGATTACACTGTAACTGACATAGCTGACAGTATAATGCCAGATCAATTTGGTGAGTCGGTAAGCATTGATGCAGACTTTGTTGCAATCGGAGCGCCGGGGCACGACTTTGAAAACTACCATGAACACATATATGCTACTGGAGCCTTCTTAAGAAAAGAATTTGACGGTGAGTTTGACATACCGCTTCATAATGTCTATGACTTGGGCGCGTCGGGTTTGCGGTCTTACGATCTTAGCGGTAGCGGTCAGGTTGTTTTGAACAATGGAGCCGTGTACACCTTTGAGAACAGGGTAATAGATTGGCCCAGATTTATAAAAGAGTGGACGTTTGCGGAGAAAATTATACCTCAGGGCTACAAGTCTAGATTGCAAAAAGATTATGACGGAGTTACCGCCGTGTCTGGATCTGAGAATGACCACTTTGGCAAGGCTGTGAGTATAGACAGGGCTCGTAGGACAGATGGTGATTATACGCTGGCGGTTGGCTCGCCAAGCCACATGTTCTCCACCAGCGGCGAACACCCATATTCAGATGAAATCGTCTATAAGGCAGGAGCGGCCTATACTTATGATGCGATGCTAAGGGGGCAGCCACCTCAGTCTGGAAGCCCGGATGCGTTTATTGACTCAAACGTGTTTGGGAATTCTGGCTATAAGGTAAATCTGCTAGTTGAGCAAACGCAACCTAGTGTAAACTATGTTTCCTCTGGCGTTGTGTATACAAACTTGCAAGGTGAATTGTTCATAGAGGCTTCTGGTAGGGACTCTGCAACTATGGGCTTTATACAACATAGACCATATATAGAGTCTGTAGTTGGCACGCATCCTAGTGGAGAACTGGTTTTTGCGTCTTTGCCGCTGCATACAGAGGGTTTAGTGCCTGTTTCTAGCGGTGATATGAACATGTATTTGTCCGGCCCAAGCATGGCAAAAGTGTATAATACAGTGAACCTTTATGTAGATTCGCAATATAGGTCGTCTGGAACATTAAATCTTACTACCGCCGGAGTCACTGGAGTTACCATTGGCAGCGGATTGAATCTATATACCAGCGGAACAATATTAGCGTCGGACAACCTTAACTTAAATGTCAGGGGTAAGTAATGCCTATTTCAATTAGATACAAAAACGACGCTACTCAAGAGTGTGTTCTTAGGCCAGCGCCTCTTGTTTCTATTAGCACAGTCGTAAACAAGGTTGGCGATGAGACCATAGGCGTTACATATGGCATCACCCTTACTGGATCGTTGCTGCCGGACTTAGGGTTCCCGTATGCTAGGGATGTTGGCGGCACCTTTTTCAAGGCTTGGAAAGACGGGGTTCTCGACACCCTTGATACGCACGGCGCAGCTACCGCTGACTTTAAGGGGCCATATAAATCATTCGACTCTACAGTAAGCCATGTGGGAGTGCTAGGCCCATTAGAACAGTCAATCCCGAATGATTCCACGCTGGACGCCATCTTCTATAAACAAAAAGTGCTGCGTGCGCTATTTGCTTTGGACGGACAAAGGATGGAGATCATACCTATTCATGGTGACGCTCCAGCAGTTATATGTTACCCGAGAGTTACTGCTATAGACTTCGCAGAAGGAGCTTATATAAACAGAGCCGATTACACAATTACCCTAGAGGCCGACACATTAATTAGCGCCTCTCCCGATGGCGGGGAAAGAGTGCAGGACGCGGGTAACCCACTGTATAAACAGGGCTACGGTGATCTGTACGAATCACAGATAGCAGCGCTTAGTGGGGCGTATATTAGCTCTTTTACCGATGGTTGGACTATGGAGGTGGATGAATCGAGAGGGGAGACAGGTGGCTATCCGGGGCTTATACCGAGGTCTTATCGCATAACACACAGCATGGCTGCTACCGGGCGAACTCATTACGAACCCAATGACGCTGGGGCGGAGGTAAAGAAAGTTTCGGGCTGGAAAAATGCCAAGAAGTATATTTTCTCCAACCTTGTGTCAAGGATGCAAGACCCTTCTGCCAGCGGGATACACTCTTATCCAAACGAAGGCGTATACCCCACGCTGTCAAACGACCAGTCAGGCCCACATTTGTCAGCACCCATACTGCCGGGGCAAACACAATTAGGGGCAGGTGCCCTTGCATTAATCGGTGAATACAGAGGTTTCAACCACGTAAGAACCGAGGAGGTTGATGTAGCAGGTGGAAGCTATACGCTAACGGACACTTGGCTATTAGCTAGCGGTAGCGCATACGAAGCCTATAGCATGTCTATAAGCAGTTCTAATGATGGCCCATTTGTGGACGTGAGTATTGATGGCACTGTTACTGGATTGACTGAACAATCTCCAAGCGGTGAGTTCATGGGTGGCGTATACCCAGAAGATGAAAATTCAGCTTACGGAAATGCCATAAGAAAGTTTCACGAGATTAGCAACAGTGGTAAATACGGGGTTGCGTGTGATATATTCAAAAGGGCCAATAACTCTGTTGCGGTTCCCCTTAATTCGCAGCCCAAGAGTATTTCTTTAGGTCTTAACGAATTTAACGGAGACATAACTTATGCGCTTTCCTTTGATAATAGGCCTACCAATGTAATATCAGGAGTATTATCAGAGACTATATCTGTTGAGGACACATATCCCGGCGACGTGTTTGCAGTCATTCCCGTGCTAGGCAGGAAGACTGGGCCAGTGCTTCAATATATAGGAGGAAGATCGGAGTATAAAAGATCTCTTAGTTTAGAGTTAGTAATGGACTACACAGACTTGGGATATGGATCTGATAGGACTAGCCTGATGCTGACAAAGCCAAGTCTTGTAGAGCCCACTAAAACCCAGATCAAAAGTTTAATAAAGGAAATGAGCCCAGAGCAGGAGCCGGGAGTGAGGAAATATTTTATTGATCCCCCCTCGGAAAGCTGGTCTCCCAAAGAAGGTAGATATAGTTTTAATATATCTTGGACATACGAACTGGATAGATAATAATGACGCTCAATTCTGATTTTTTTCATGGGTCTGGCTATCGCCCGCTGACTGCACAAGAGCAGGTAGCTACGTCAGGTTATGACCGTTATCTTGGAGGTGGCGGCCCATTTGAGTATTATGTTATCGTCCCATCAGCAGAGGCGCACTTTTTTGATTTCTCACAGTCTAGGGAAGAAAACAGCCTTGTTTTTGCTAAGGGGTACAGCGCTGTATATGGAATTAATTACCTTTATCCTATAGAAATAGGGCCGCCAATTCAGGAAGTGAACCCTTGGGAGGATATAGAGTTTTTTGAGATATCTGGTGTTTATTTAAGCTATCCATCAAATTATACAACACAGGTAAGAGACGATGCAGAGCAATTAAGGATAAGCCCTAAAGACATTGATACAACCGCGCGTATGTCGGACTCGATAGTTGGTGCTGACGGATTGGACTCAAATTTTTCAAACGCTTCCAAGTCAGTGCCAAATAATATCATAGATAATTTTACCGCCTTTGCGGGGTATATTCACTATATGAGAGATCATAAGAATATGCCAATTGAGCTAAATTATAAGGATTTGCTATATCAAGTTAACGAAGAGCCGTATAATAGTTATGTTGGGAATTTAAAAAATAAAAAGAATTTTTCAAGTAGTGATGAGTACTTAGGGATGTCAAATCATAATTTCAGAGCGGACTTGGCTGGGTCTGGGTGGTTTTTAAACCGTCAGCCTTGGGGGCCGCCGCCACCTCCGCCGCCGGAAGATCCAAATACCTCCAAAAACCCGCTACTTGAAGTAGACCCATGCCCCGGAAGCATTGAAAGGGACGGCACTGGTGGTACAATCGAGGTTGACAAAGGAAAGACTAAAGCTATTCTGTATAGACTTTATGGTAAGCTTAGAGCTAGTGATATTATAGCCGTCTATCCAACCAACAACACTATATTTACGGTTTCACATACGATTGACGAGGAGAATGTCGTACCGGGTGGTGAGTTTGGGGGCAACCTGCTCATTGTTGTGACGGGTAAAGCAAGTGGCAGCGCGGAGATTCAAATATCGTATACATCAACTTGTGGAAAAGACGAAAACGCCATTGAGTCTTATTACAAGAATTTCCCCAACTGGACAGGCGATACATTTTTGTCCAAAGTGGAAGTAACGCCAGTTAGGGTTATTGATCAGCCCGGCGACGAAGAGGAGGACGGAGAAGAAAACGGAGCTTGCACTACATACGCTACGGCCTTACTGCGTGGAGAGAGTGGGCTCGCCAAAGTGGGGGTTGGCAAAAGATTGGAGACGTATTCGTTAATTCCGTTTATCGAATCTATCAAGTCGGTGGCCTCGTCATCAATCGGCCTTACGCTGGAAGATTGGGGAGAGGCTGGTCAGGGCGGGCAGCCTAGCTACTGCTTCGACTGCGGCGGTGGCCTTGGCGGCGGAGGCACGTTCGTTAAAGGGAAGATGTGGAAAGTTGTCTGGAAGGTTCGGGGGGTCACCGCTGGAACATACCAAGTTGATTTTACCGTAGCAGCTTATTGTTACGATAAGTCCAAAAAGGGTACAACAAATAATTTGTTAGATGAGAAGTCAGCCAGAATAAAAAATAGCGACGGTTCTTATAAAACAGTAGAAAAGATATACACTAATAGCGTGGTAGTAGAATAATATGCCTCACGATGAACAAAATTTAGAATACGGAATTGTGCCAGCAACCGGCACAACTGTAGATGATTTCGATATGCAGAAGGATGTTGCTATACCAACGTCCTATTCCGCTGGTGGCTGGACTTATGGAAACGAGGGGTTTGCACAGCAAACTTTTCTTGGGGCCAGTATACGTGACTTTACCCTAAACGCAGGGTTCAATAATACTAGCTCTACCCTAAGCGCGAACCTAGTCGCTGACGAATACAACCTCAGCGATAATACCAGAAGGGGCTTTGGCGACGATGTATATCATAGCGGAGCTTGGGCCAGCACCGGCGTGGGCGGCGATGTGTTTTCACCTCCCGTTGTTGGGTCTCCTGTATTCTTTAAGTTTGGTAAACATCACGCTACAGTAGAAGAAGCGTTCAGGGTGGTATATGATTCTATATACATAGACCCATTTACGGGCAAAAACTACAATACAGTTCCGGTCACTAACCAGAGAGTTAAGGAAGCCATAAAGGCAAAGAGTCGGGGGCAAGGCGGCATTTCCAATATGGATGAACTGGAAGAAACCTCAGAGAGCGACCTTCCCAAGTATGAGAGTCCAGATGAGCCTATAGAAGTTTTCTTTTCTGGCGTTCCATCTGAACTGGGTAAATATTATCCGGGTGATCCAATATTGTCAACCACCGACCCAACTGCACGCAATCAGGTTGTTGACAAAAGTGAGTTTCTTAATACAAATATTAGGGGCTCTGGGCACATCTCTTTTGGTGGTATACTACAATCATACACCCAAAACAGGGGAGGGGAAGGCAATCCTACCTATGCAGTATCTATGACTGACCCCAGAGAGCTACTTGGAAATGTAGAACTGATATTGGGAAACTATGCTGGCAGCACGTTTAACAACCCCAATATGCTAAATATATATGGGTTTCTAGAGCATAACCCAAGTGACGCCCTACGCGCCGCACTTGAGAATTATTATGATAATACAATTGGCGACGGCATGGGCGGCTTAGTGCAGACTATAGACGAGCCACCAAAGAGAATAAAACCTGTGCTGTTCACAGATCCTAGGCCGTTAGTAGGGAGCTACCCAAAAGGCGGAGAGCTATACAAGCTTGTTAATTACAACACTGGTGCCATCACGTTTGTAGGTGATGACATGTGGTGTAAAGACCATGTGTATCCCACGCAATACATTCAAAGCCCCGGAATCATAGACGGGCTTCCAAGGACAGAGTTTCCAATTACGGGGACTGGGTTCTCAAGAAGAAACGAAGAGGGTGTCCCAATATATCGAGTTGTTCAGGCGATGAGAGCCCTGATGAACTATGACGGCAAGACACCGGAGGAATATATAACGGCCGGTTATGGAGGCCCAATAAACTTTAGGGGTTATAATTATGTTGTCGATCTAACCGGACTTCCCATAGCCGCACTATCAAAGTTCTACCGCCTAAATTATGAAAAGACGACGCTTCTAGAGTTTTGCCAAGAAATATGCGAAATCACAAGTCACGAGATGTTTGTTAGTTTGTTCCCCGTTATTGACCACCCAGCCTGCGGCTTTGTTAACGATTATAATAATTATTTGTCAAAACACAAGCCCCTTGGATGGCAGGGCAAGATGGTTCAGGGTGTTATACGTGTAGAGGGGATAAGCAAGACACAAAAGCCTGAATATGGAACAGTAAAGGCTTTTATAGATAGATTGACGCTTGGTGACAACAACGTTAGCAACAGCGACGTTGGGTTTGAACTGTCTAATGTAGTTACAGACAAGTTTGTGGTTGGCGCACAAGAAGTTAAGATGTACTATTTTTCTGATAATAGGGACAGAGATCACTTACAGATTAGAAAGGCTTTATGTGGGTTTGGCAATAGAGCTAATTCACTAATGTCTGAGCAGTGGTATCACTGGAAATCACTACAGCAACAAATAATTCCTTTCTACGGCCTTCTCGGAAAAGACGCAACAACAATACCCCGTGGATGGGGAGCATTTCAGCAAATACTCCTAGACGCCTCCTCTTGTGACGCCGTGGGGGTTGGTAACTATTACATTGCTACGGAGTTGGAATTACGGGCTGCCGCTGTTTCGTACAGTAGATGGTCTCAATTTCTGATTAGATACAACAGCGAATTCATGGCCTCTATGGAAATTAATGACGCCCTAGAGGAGTCTCTGCTGTCAACGACAGTTGCCCCCCCATCAGGCCTCGCTGCTATGAGTGGCCTCCAGCCCCTAGATCCAAAAATCTCAAACAACTTCGGAATATCTGTTCCAAGATGCGTATTTATGTCAGACAAGGACTTCATGGGTTCGGATAATCTTCCAGCCAGCCCATGTAGCCCACCCTTTGGATATCCGCTGTATTATAAGAGAGCCGAAAAGATAGGTATCCCAGAAGCGGGGGTGGTAAAGGTTATTAACTCAATAAATGATATTATCACCAATCTAGGAACTCTACAGGGCAAGTTCAAAGACGGGGCTCAGGCGGAGCAGATAGACATGGGCGAGTTTACTGCCATGAAGGCAGAAATAATAAAGGAATTGACGGTGTGGCTGAGTGATAGCAACGCGGAGGGCTGGAATGATCAATCATCTGCCTTTGTTATGACTTTTATTGATGAACTGGGTAACACTAAGGCTTCAAATTTATCTGAAATTTTGGATCAGATAGAGCTGTTCACTATTGAATCGGCGGCGGCGATTGAGTTTTCCTCACTAGTTAAATTGCACACTGTCACCGGCGAACTCGAAGCCACACAGGATAGAAATGAGGCCGTGGCAGATCAAATAGGACTACTTAAGGAGAAAATAACCAACAACATAGGATTGATAAGGAATAGGAATAGACTCGGAAAGCTGTCTATGGAAAACGCCAGAAAGGTTTATAACTTTGTAAAGGGCGTTTCTGACAAACATCTGGGAAAAACATTTTTAGTGAAGCTCCCCAAGGACACCAACGTTTCATACGCCGACGCAATTATCCATAGCAAAGCAGGGGGAACCAAGTCGTCCTTTGTGGCAGAGATTAGCGCTGGCCCCTTTGGGTTTAGGCCGGAGCCTGTGAATTATCAGTTTGGGCATTATTACAATAAAACCTTTCAGTCTCAAATGATCGCACTTGCCTCGATGCACACGGAGCCTTTCCACTTTTTAAATGCGGGCACTAGACCTAACTCTAGCACTGGCCCAAGGCAAAAGTCACAGTTCTCCGCCGGGGCCCTGAAATCAAATTATAATTCCATTGATAACAAGTGGCTTCATAACTATGAACCCATGCCAGAGGGTGGATTTCATGACTACTCACAGATGCCGCAAACATACGGGTATGCAGATATCAGAAAGGCTATAGCCACAGCCGGGGCTAGCATGTTACCGCCCTGTGTTAGATATAATCTTTTTCCAGTGGACTTGACTAATTTTGTAGAATCAGATGGAAGAATGAAGGCCTATGTTCGGTATGATAATAGCCAATACCTAAACTTCCAAGGTGTCTCCAAGGAAAGGTTATCGCAGCAAGTATTGACTTTTGGTGGGACTTTTATTCCAGATCTATTGGAACAGCTTGACAACATAAAGCCTGACAAATTTACTTCCTTTGGCTCCAAGAACAGGCTTCAGGGGCACCGCCTCCGAAGATCCGTGGCGTTTGTTCAGGTTGATTTAGATAAAAAGCTATACATGCCACCTATGTCAGATGTTCATTTAGTTGATGTGTTTGGACGCGTTCCCAAAGATATCGGCACTATAGTAAAGCCAAGTATAGTATTTGATAACGAAACCTGTGATTTCAAGCCTAGCTATGGGTTTTATAGAAGCCACTGGGTTCCCGGTAGAAACGGAGGCAAGGGGGGAGGCAAAGCTAAAATAGTTGACTTCCTGAGAACCCAAACGCCGCTTGGTAATATAATAGCTACTGATCCGGTCAATTTAGATGGAGATAATATTTATGCGATGATAACTGTTCCGGGATCAGTTAAGTCCACCGTAGACTCAAGGTATGCAGATGGCCCCATGCAAAACTTTAACCCCGCAGATATTAAGAACTTTCTGACTATGGATACAGTAAAAATTCCTGAATTTAGAGCGCCCACGGTAAGGGGTAACCCCACAAGCATAGTGGAAGACTTGTGTGTATCCGACGCTGGCTTCCCCGCGACGAACGTACAACTGCAACCAGACCAAATTCTCCGCGCGGTCAAGTCTGTTACGGATGGCTTCAGGAATGTCAGCATGGCTAGCCCAGAGAGGTCGCTCCAGTATACAACAAGCTCTCCAATTTATCCAAACTTGGTTGCGTTGCCGCTAATGTCTAAGGAAAGGTGCTACGGCCCGTGGCTTTCCTCCTCATATGACACCGACGACCCGATGGCGATTAGGTATCTAGGAATAGGAGGCAAGATGGAATACACAAAAGACGAGGAGCTTGCCCCTTGGAATTACGGAGGATTTGATGTATTAAACGCCGCAGGAACCGTAAAGGCATCCTTTTCCAATAGCGAGTTACTATTCTCCGAGAGAGGAGGAATAGTCTTTGCTGGAGCCCCAGAGGGAAATGCATTGGGCAGGAATTTAGACGCGGTTGGGCCACTGGTTACCAGTGTCAGTGTTAATGTTGGGCCGGGAGGCGTAGAGACAACATATAAGATGGATCTCTATACCCCTAGATTCGGGAAGCTACAAGAACAAAAAGAAAAAGCTATACAGAAATTTGGAAGAGCCAGACAGCAACAAATTGATGAACGAAATAAATCTCTTAGGGGTTCGATTAAAAAGGGGATGACGGGCTCGGTAAACATTTCTTCCGAGCTAAGTCAGTATAATAGTCTTATCGAAGCCGCAAAAAACAGTTCTGATTTTCTGAGCGATTTTGAAAAAGACTCAACTTCTATGGATCTGTTATTTGGGAGTGTCAATACGTCAGAAGTAACTACGCATGACGGAGCAGGAAACGAAATAGCAGTCCTGCGACGTGGCTATGACATTTCGTTTCAGGACACGAAAAAACACCAAGAAGCCTTGGCTGCGCTACCCCAAGAAGTTAGGGATAGAGTTATGAAAAATACCGCTGGGGGGCAGCCCCCGTGGGCTCCGGTGTCCTTGGACGTTTTTCACAAGGAGATGGCATCGGCGGGATACCACCCATACAAAGGTAGTTTTTATGAACAAGGAAACCCCGGAGAGGTAAGGGTTGCGCAGGACGGACTCCCAACACGCGCTGGGGAACTCGGCTTGGGTCACGAACCGGGTGGTGGTGCCGTGGGTGGCTTGGTCTTTGACCTCAGCATTGGGCCGGGGGATAGTACTAACTACAACCTTGGGGCCGCTGGCGGTAGGGATGGTACTGGTGGAATGCTTGGAGGGATGGGCGATGGTGCAACTAGTTAAAATGGATCACAAACAAAGGAAAAATAATGGTTAGCAAATCTATTGATGAAGCTGTAAAAGACCTCTTGACAGATCAAAAGGAGGTTAATTACGTCATAACTACGGACGACCCAACTTTTAATGAGCTTGGTCTGTCTACCTTTACGAGCGGACAGTTGTTGCAGTTCCTGTATGCGGACTCAGCCGCAAAATCGTATCAAGGTGCAGGCACGCTACAGATACCTATCCCCGGTGGTGAAGCGGGGGACACTTTCCGCCACGCTGGCGACGGTGGCAGTTTTCCCGAGGAGATTGTGGAACACATACTGAAAGCGAACGGCCACAACCACTTCACGGCTGGCCCTATCGGTGCCGATCAAACGGCCGAATTCATACGGTTTGATGTATTGACAAAACTGGATGTCCTTGAACAATGGGGCTACTCCACCAGCGAGTGGGACAGGGAACGATATCCGGGCTGCGACTACGTGGAATTCGGACGCATGATCCCGATACCCGACGAACTCGGCGGTGGTTCTTTACCTGAGTACTCTGCCTCCTATCCAATTCAAATCGTTGTCGCTGTGAACCAGTTGTCAGTTGAGGGTAAGCTTGAAGTAAATCTAGGAGACGATAGCGAAGAGGCCAAAGAAAAGGTTGGCAGGCAAAACCTTTTGAACGATATAAGAACATCCATGTCCGGTTGCGTTAGTTGGAAGCAGTCTATGGCGTTTAATTTTGGAGGAGAATGTTCACCAAGCGGGCTTGTTAATTTCAAGCTTTTTGTTTTCGATAAATCTCTGCAAAGAAATCCAGACCGACGAATTGCCCTGCGTGGCAGCCCTCTTATCGTTGGTGTGCCAACCACGGCTCATGGCGTCACCTTCGCGGGTGGACTTCCAACCACGGATGGAGCCAAGGGGTCATACCCGCCCGTTCAGTTTGGTGGAGATACAAACCCAAATAATACAATAACCGGAGAGCTAGAGACTTCTTATAATCCTAATACCGGTAAATTTGAGGCTGGCACAAGACAAATACTTGCTCGCTTGCTGACGGACGTGGAAGGGGTTGCCCTTAATAAGATCGGCGGAGGGGGTCACGCCGACACGCTGACTGAAGGTATGCTCTCCCCGACAGGAAATTACGCCTTGGGCAACTTTACGGTTGGAGAGGCTATGCCTATGGGCGTACACAATGGGAACCCATATGATTTTGGCCCATTTTTTGTAGGAAAAGCGTGCGAAAAAGATAAGAAGCACAAGATCCGCGTTGTCAACAGGGCTCCCAAGTCATTTCCAGTAGGCCAGATTGTCCTATGCTCCAAGATAGATAATGAATGGATCATACAAGACTTTGGCTATCAGGACACTGATCCTCATTTCTTTGACGCTGGAAACTGGCGTTTTTGCACAATGATAGCCAATAAAGACGCTTACTTCAAGGACGAGAGACATACATACGATGCAATTGACGGCGACACGTTCGGGGGCACACTAACCGAAGTGAAATATGAGTATGCCTTTAGGTGGCAATACTGGATGTCGATAGCACTAGGGGTGGCCCCAAAGCCCCATCAATCGCCATTCCAGCCGGTGATTGCCTACTGGCCGGTGGCGAGTGGACACGGCACGACCCACGAGGGGGTGGATAATCAAATAGAGATGAAACGTAATCTTTGGGATGAAGCTAATATGGTCAACACGGCGGTGGATGTAGTGAATTGGGATATATTGGAACTCAATGGAATTACAAAGATGGACGCCGCATCTTCTAATTTGACTTTCAAGGAAAACCCAAACGTGTTTGGGAGTAGAAGATATCATCAAGTCAGTTCCTTCGACTTCATGAACGCTGGAGGCGGGGGCTTTCGGGATCGTAGTCTAATCGGTAGATGTAATCCATTATTAGACCTTAACAACGAAGTTCCCGTCGATCCCGCCGAACAGGATGCGCAGGAATTCTTTCCCATGTTTGGGCCTATATTTCCTGATGGTTTTGATAAGACTCAGGTCGCTGCCGCCGAAAGCCTGCCACTAGTAAAGCGGGGAATGAACCCAATTTTCTACACGCCTGCTGAAGCGGATACTGCCCTGATAAACTTTAGCGACGTAGACCCCGGCGACCCCGGCTTCATATCTGACCCCCAAGTGGCGCTTGGTCTGATGCCTATTGATGGGGGTGCGAACCGGGGCATGTTTCGGGCTGACGACATAAACGCATCCCAGTTGCCAGCGGACGTAGGGCATAATGCTAAACCATATGCAGACGACGGAGCCCCGCTTGAAGACCAAAACATGATGTTGCAATTTTGTAACGTGGTAACCAATAGAGTATATGGCGCGCAGCTTGATGAGTTTGGGAAGGAGACGGGAGAAGTAGCAGAGATCGGCGTTCGGGGGGGGGCACCGGACTTGCTCTGGCATGGAACATCGATTATGATGAGCCATGTCGCCGGTAGCATTAACTGGGGTGAGGGCAGTTGGGCGTCCGAGAAGGCCAAGCACAAGGGGCGTCAGCAACCCCGCTGGCAGTGGTTTGCTAGAGGGATGGATGACGGATCTCCCCCAACGCAAGAACTTAATCAGTCAGCTTGGGGGCTTAAGCCAAATAACCCAAGGAGGATTGCGTTCATGCCTCTTAATTTGGAGCATCTGACTTCATTCGATTATACAATCGGAACAGGTATGTATTATGCGAAGGCCCAAGGTGTGGCATCTAGTAAAGCGTGCGAATTGATCCAAGTCACCAGCGTAACCCCGCACCCTGAAGTTTTGAGATCCCATCTTAATTCCCTCCAGCATTATCAAAACAATGGCGAAGGTCAGTTTCCGAATAAAGAATGTGGGCCTTTTAGCGGTAAAGGGCAGTTTGACTTTGCGTACAATAGACTCGGCACCATCTCCCCGGATAACTTCTGTTTACATCCATTGGCTTCCGCGCCGAATGGTATGTTTGATCATCATGAGTTCTTGTGGCCAGTCCGCTCTCTGTATAGAAATTATGTCAATCGGCAGAGCTGGGAGGAAGGCTCCCCGCCGGTAGACCCCAAAGGAAATACTCGCGGTCACGATTATTGCACCCTAGCCTCTAATTATCCCATGCGCCCGATGGACTTTCCAGAGGGTGCCTATCAAGAGTTTATGCACTGGGTTGGGGGCGGACTAAGGCAGGAGTTTGTTGACTCTATCACCACCTGCTGCGACTGCCCAAACAACGAGAGCGGCGACCCGCATCCAGACTGCGGTGATTGCATCGAGGACGACCACACATGTGGCGACGGTGCCGGGCCGGACGGTGGGATGTGCATACATGGGCAGCCAATGAAAGAGGATTTTACGATGGATAACAGTGCGATGCTTGTGCACGACGCAATCCCCTGCCGATATCTCTGCGAGGAGACGTATGGCCGTATACCGATGAATTATGATCATGGATGTGAAGTGCGCGTCGAAATGACCGATGAGGAGTTCATGAAGAAGCAACCAGAACCTGAGGGGGACGGCACCTACGACTCTGCAACGATGTGTACGAACTGCTGCGATTATCCAGATCGCTCATCTGATGCAATCCCACCCCCCACGAAGCAAACATGCAGGCCCCAGAGCTTGGCAGAGATCGCCCTATGGGGATTCGAGGAGACATGTTGGCGAGTCGGAGGGATGACGAATGAAGAAAGGGAGGCGTATGAGGCTTGCGCGAATGAAGTCAATGCGTCAGTGGAGGAATGTGAACATGCCGCTCGAAACTGTGGGATGGCGGGGGTTGCTATTAATGATGATGGGTGCAGCGGCCCGTGTGCGCCATCGCAAGAGGTTCTTGACGCCGCCGCAGAGCACGCGTATATGGATGTGCTAGAGCCATCTAAAACCATACATCGGGGGTTTCCCTTTGGTGTCTATGTTCGGGATCAGCATGAATATGGAAATTACCCGATAGACGCCCACCCAGATGGAACCGAGGGAATGGAAACCGTTGGCATCATAACGGGGAAAACAACCATTAGGGTTGGAGGTTTTGAAGTAGGCATCGCGTCTAATAGCTATACGGGCCTTCCTAGGGTTGAGTCTACCTCCGCCGCATTGTCTCAAGCATATGGGAACTGGGGCGTGAAGTCAGATTCAATATCAAGCATGGCTACGACAGCGACATTCGCCAAGATGTATGACGCTTGGCCAGATGAACAGACGATATTCGATCCGAGATACTTTGCGGTCATGCATTTCAACGAGGGGCAGCTTGGCACGATTCCCAGCGGAGAAATTAGAGGCGTGTCGTCCGATCCTTCAGGAGAGCAGCCATTTATGTGGGTTGATGCCCTTTCAACCGCTGTTGACCATAGGGTTCCTGTCTTATACGGAGAAGTTGCTGGAGACACCCCGGACTTAGACCCGCCAGAGCCAGAAAATGGATTTGAGGTTTTTTCTTACTCGGAGGATTCTGAGGAGCCTCTAGAAGACAGAATAAGGCCAGATATAGCCGACTGGAAGGTGGCAACACATAGACGCGGCCAGCTATTGCCGTACTCTTATTTCAGGAAAACAGTTGGTTTAGCCTACGACAGAAATGCTTATCACATGGCTGTCCCCGGAAAGGGATATAAAATAGGAGATTTATTTAAGGTTGTTGGCGGTCAAGGAGCCGGAGCCAAGGTGGTGGTATGCGAAGTTGAAGACGATGGAGCCATAAGGAGGTTTTCCCTTGGAACAAACTCACGCACCCTTATGTTCAATGACACGAGAACCGACCCTGATCCAGATCCGGGCTGGCCTTCTAACTACCCACGCGGATTCAATCAATATCTAGACAAAGGTAGGGATTTTGGCCCAACAGACTTTGTGACTATTGAAGAGTATGAAGCAATAACAGACGACGAAGAGGCGACGCTTGTTCTCAAGGCTCCATCTCTAATGCTAAAAACAATAGATCGCCTCGATGGTGGGGCGACCACCGGCGTTGGGGCTGTTATATATGTATTATGGGGTGAAGTCTATTCATACCAGCAGGACGACCTTGGGCCTAACAAACAGTGCCCAACCACTAGGGTTAGCGCGTCTAGCAACAATGGACTAAATGGCTCCCTTGATGGGCGAGAATACACCGTTAGATTGCCCATATTTGACCCTAATGAGGAAGGCTATTACGATATATTTACGCATTTTCACAATGAAATTTCACATACGACTAGCGATTCTTATGATACTAGGTATACCCTTGGACGCCAGCAGTTTGTAACGCTAGAGTTAAGGGGTATGTAGCCCTTATTTCGTGTATAATTAGATAGACAACCTTTAATTAGGAGATTAAAACAATGGCTCAAATACAATTTTATGCCCAAGGCGTCGATTCTGCCGATAATTCAGACGCGGGTAAGTTAAACATAACACACGGGGCTGGCTCAGGAATTGGATTCTATGGGTCGTCTTATGGCGTTTCTGTGCCCGTTGGTGACTATAACACTACTACATTCCATACAAATGGGGACGGTACGGCCACAAATCAGTCGCAGATGAAAAACACAAAATGGGCTTCAGCTACTACTGTGAACCCCGGAACAGCTTCAGCTATTAGCATGAATGAACTGCCAAATCACATGGCACCGCTCAACATTAGATTTACGCACGATGAGGCTGTGGCAGTTCAAAACTGCAAAATTCGCATCTTTGATAGAAGTAATATAGAGCAGTCTGCCATTGGTGTAGACACGTTTGTTTACGAGTGTAGGCATCCAATCACCACAAATGGCTCCACTTATCAGCTAAATCTTACCGCTGGAGAAGGAAGCTCTTATGAAACAAACTGGTTCCAGCAGGCTGGTAGAGCTTCAGCCGGTACTCTCGTGCCCACTGATATGGTAGTAACTTCAGGCCCCGGAATGAGCGGGTTAAACACCAGTGCTGGTGATAACCTAGCCCTCAAGGGTGCCACGACAGAAGAAGGGGCAACCCATAGGGCTGATAGACATGACTGGTTTTTATCTATGTCAGCTTCCCCAGATTCTATTGGAAGCAAAACAAGCTATGGTCTCTATTTTACGTGCGAATATCTGTAATCGGAAGGTTTACAATGAAAAATAAATTTTTAGCAGCAGCTTTATTTATTGGGCTGCTTTTCCAAGCGTCTGCAACGAAAGCCGACAATGAACTTTATGAACATCTACAGAAGGTTTCTGTTACCATCAAGGCTAGCTATAGCGAAGGTTCTGGGGTTATCATAACCAGAGATGTAAAAGTTGGCCCTAATAAGACAGAAAAAATCAATTTTGTTTGGACTGCCGGGCATGTTGTAGATAGCTTGCGTTCTGTGAGAACCATTATCGTGAACGGTCAGCAAAAAAGGGTAGTTGAGTTTAAAGACGCCCAAATAGTGCAAGAGCTAACAGAAAATGGGCGCAGAGTTGGCGAACTAAAAATGGATGCGAAGGTAATAAAGTATAGCGATTCTGACAACGGCGAAGACTTGGCTATACTCATGGTGAGGAAAAAGAGCTTTATCAATGAAGATACAGTGTTTTTCTTGGGTGGGGACAAGATTACGCCTATTGGTACAGAGTTGTACCACGTTGGCTCTCTTCTTGGGTTGCAGGGCGCTAACTCTATGACCCGTGGAATCATGTCCAAGGT